CTGGTTAAACAATATCTTACGACAAAACTTGCTAAAGTTAGGCATCTTTTGAGCGATTTCGTATGTTGTTGGACATAAAGTAACCATTTTGTGTCTCATTTCTTCAACTCCAGGTGTTCCATGTTACAATTCAAGCAGTTTCGATATATATAGATAGCGAAGATTTTGCGACCTAAAGGTTAAATCCAGTGGCTTCTTAGCATGGGGTGGTTGGTTGGGGACGGGTGGTTCGTGTGATATTAAGAAGATTAAATGAGTTTATAGGGTGTCGGCAAGTAGATTGATGCTATGGCGACAGCGAAAACAGGTAGTTTTTACCTAACAGAAACCGTAACTATACCAGCAAGCAGTGCAACCGGAACTAGAATACAAGGCGTACTTGACCTTGGTGCATACGTTAACGTAGCAACCGGCCAGGCTGTTGCTGTTGAATCAGTAGACATTGTAATACAAGCCGGTGGTGGATTTAACCAACTTGGTACTAATTTGTTTGTTGGGGATGGATGTATTAGCACACAATTGACTGATCTAAACCCTGGTACCAAATTTGTTAGAGCAGATAATCAAAGTTTGATTGCTTCTGGTGCATTAAACCTAGACCACACTAACAACGTACTAAGTCATCAAGCAGACTTGTATCCTGATAATTTTGGTCCTGCTGCATTGTCTGAAGCATTTATGGTTGTAAATGATTCACTTTACCTAGTAGCTGGTTCCGATGGTGCAGCTACAGGTGCCGGTGACATTGCAGTTACTGCTAGAATTAAGTGTAGGATTGCTAAACTATCTGCTAAAGACTTCATGGCAATTGCAATACAATCGACCGCAAGTGACAACTAATCATAGGTGATTCCTATGGTTAAGATAGAGGGGACTCTCGATGAACTTCGAGCATTACTTGGCAGGGCTGAGCGCAGTGTTTCTACTGCTACTGAGACCGTTAAAGAAACTAAAAAAGTCGCTAAGAAAACTAAACGTAAACTATCAGAATGGCAACGTTACGTTAAGAACGGAGCTAACCACATCAAGTTCAAGCGAGGACCAAAAAAAGGAAGATTAGATTTAGCAGCTATGTCAAAGGCATTCAAGAGGAGGTCTAAAAAATGATATTTGGTTTGATGGAAATTTACCAGAAAAAAAAACCTGTACCTAAGAAAAAGAAAAAGGAGGCTAACAAATGACTGATCGATTATTAGTTACAGAGTTTCCTGAACTTGCTTTAACTGGTGATGACACGGCTCAACGTGGTTGGATTTTTTCCGATAAGAGAGAAAGCAACTATAGACGTATAGGAACAGGTAGAATTTATGTTTGTCAAACTAAAATAGATTTAAGCGGATATGTATTAGACGATTTAACGGTTTATTTTAGAAATTCATTTGAACAAACTGCTGGTCCTTACTTTGGAAATTGGCAAGTTCCCGATGCTGGCGTTTCTCAAATGAATACTTACAAGACAATTATGCAAGAGAACGTTATATTATCATCAGTTCCACTGTCGGATGAGAATATTATGGCACTACCATTTAGTACGCCAGGGTTTATTGCGTCTAGTTTTACCTTACCTATGTTTACCGCAGGCACTTTTGACCGCACTCACATTATACATGGAACTAACAAGACGTTATCAATTAATGATACTGTTGCAAGTGAACCATTAGGTGCAGACGGTAATGGATATTATACTGTCTTTGACTACAATGATTATTCTAGCTTAGAACCTACTGCAGCAGATTGTATTTATTGTTATAGAATATTTTTCTTACCTGCTTCGATAAGAGATGGTACTAGTATATCAGGAATGGATAATATATTAATTCCCGCTAGTAGAGTTATGTTAAACTCAATGACATCGCAAGAACCTGACTTAGAGTATCTAATGCGATTAAAGAGGTCATACGAACTTGCTAACCAGGTGTAAGCATGTTGCTTGAAGCACTTGAGTGGCTTGCACGTGAAACTATACTAGACAAGTCGCTTAGCAGATTAGCAAGAGAAGCAAACAAGTTGTCTCCTGGTCTTGGGCCAGTTGTCTACCGTATTGCTGGAGGTGCTCAAGCGGGTGCTATAGTAGGCACTTATGCAGGTAAACAAACGGCTGCTAACGTCGCAGCAGGTATGCCTAGTACAGTCGGATTAGATTATACACCAGAGATAGCACTTTACGAACGTAGCGCGATTGGTTCTAGTAGAATTATCTAAGGTCTACCGCGCATATATCGCATATCCATATTGTAGGGTATGTACCGTGACGGCTCCAGGCTTCGTAATCATGTACGTTACCATCAAATCCACAGCATGCACAACTAACAATCATTCTTCTTCCACCTGGTAGATGTTTTTAATCCAGCCTTTACCTGGTACAAATCGTTTTTTTCCATCGATAACGTCATCAATTAACGCCTGGAGTCTTTTGTTTTCTTCTTCCAGGTATTCTAGCTCTTTGACCAAGTTCTGGTTAAACAATATCTTACGACAAAACTTGCTAAAGTTAGGCATCTTTTGAGCGATTTCGTATGTTGTTGGACATAAAGTAACCATTTTGTGTCTCATTTCTTCAACTCCAGGTGTTCCATG